GAAAAGTAGTCTTTCCTCATATGAAGATCTTCTGGATAAGAAGAGAGTCATTCAAACTTTAACCGACACGATAAAAAAAACTTATGGAGGCGTCCATGCTAAATGATTTAATCAAAGAAAGTGGTAATAAGTATGCTAGTATTGTCGAAGATGGTATCTCTGGTTCAGACGTTAAAGGTTTCGTCGATACTGGGTCTTACATCTTTAATGCTCTGCTTAGTGGTTCAATTTACGGTGGGATACCTGACAATAAGATCATTGCACTCGCAGGAGAATCCGCAACGGGTAAGACATACTTTACGCTGGGTGTTGTTCATAAATTTCTTACCGACAATCCCGACGCTGTTGTTCTTTATTTTGATACTGAGCAGGCAGTGACATCGGACATGATCCGGGATCGAGGAATTGATCCATCCCGAATCGCTATCATGCCAGTTGCAACCGTTGAAAGTTTCCGTCACCAGGCAATTAGTATCGTTGACAAATACAATGACCTGCCTGCATCGGAGAAGAAGCCAATGATGATTGTTCTTGATTCTCTTGGTATGCTTTCTACCGAGAAAGAAATGGCGGATACTGCCGAGGGCAAGACAACACGAGATATGACTCGTGCCCAGGTCATTAAGGCAACCTTCCGGGTTCTCACACTGAAACTTGGTGCCGCTGGTATTCCGATGATCATGACGAACCACACCTATGATGCGGTCGGTTCGATGTTTCCGACAAAGGAGATGAGCGGTGGTGCCGGGCTGAAGTACGCAGCATCCACCATTGTTTACCTCTCAAAGAAGAAGGTAAAGGAGGGGACTGATGTCATTGGCAACATTGTTCATTGTAAATTGTTCAAGGGTCGTCTCACTAAAGAAAATGCGATGGTTGATGTTCTTCTCAACTACGAGAGCGGACTCCATCCTTACTATGGACTCTTGACTTTAGCAGAAAAGTATGGTATCATTAAGAAAGTTTCGACTAGGTATGAGTTCCCGGATGGAACCAAGGTGTACGAGAAGTCAGTGTACAAGGATCCGGAGAAATACTTCACTGCCGACATCATGAAGAAACTAGATGAAGCGGCATCAAAAGAATTCTGCTATGGTGCCATAGAGGAAACTGAAACAGAAGATGAAAGTAACTGAAGATCTCATCCTAGAAAATTTACTGCTGAATGAAAAATACAGCCGAAAAGTTCTTCCTTTCCTGAAGGAAGAATATTTTCATGACATTGGAAAGAGAACTGTATTTGTTGAGATTCGTGAGTTTTTCAACAAGTACAATGATCTTCCCACTAAAGATGCACTGAATATTCAAATTGAAAAGACAACGCATCTTAATCAGGATCAGTTTAGGATCGTCGAGGATCTGGTGAACTCCTTTGAAATTAAGGAGGAGTCATCAGAGACTTGGTTGGTTGATGAAACTGAAAACTTTTGCAAGGACAAGGCAATCTATAATGCGATCATGGATAGCATTCACATCCTTGACGGAAAGTCAAAGGACAAAGACAAGAATGCTATTCCGGATCTGCTGAGTGTTGCGTTGGGTGTCTCGTTCAATGAACACATTGGACACGATTACATTTTGGATGCTGAGGATCGTTTCGATTTTTACCACAAGGTAGAGAAGAAGACGCCTTTTGATCTGGAGTTTTTCAATACCATCACGAATGGTGGGACACCCAACAAGACTCTCAATGTTGTGATTGCCGGTACGGGTGTCGGTAAGTCAATGTTTTTGTGTCATCATGCTGCTAATTGTTTGACACAAAATCTAAATGTTCTCTACATCACATGTGAGATGGCGGAAGAGCGTATCGCAGAAAGAATCGATGCAAACCTGTTCAACATCAGTATGGATGAACTCAAGCAACTTCCCAAGTCGATGTATGATTCTAAAATTGAAAAGATCAAGTCTAATGTCAAGGGTAACTTGATTGTCAAGGAGTATCCTACCGCGACTGCAAATGTGAACCACTTTCGTGCTTTGCTCGACGAACTAAAGATTAAGAAGAGGTTTGTACCCGACATAATTTTTATTGACTACCTTAACATTTGTGCGTCCGCAAGAATTAAGAACGGCGGTAATGTTGGTTCTTACTTCTACATCAAAGCGATCGCGGAGGAACTAAGAGGACTAGCGGTTGAGTATGATGTGCCTGTTTTCACTGCAACACAAACAAACCGATCTGGTTTCTCTAACACTGATGTAGGCCTCGAAGATACTTCTGAATCATTTGGTTTGCCTGCAACCGCTGACTTCATGTTTGCTTTAATCGCAACAGAGGAACTAGAAGAACTCAATCAAATACTTGTAAAACAACTGAAGAATCGCTATAATGACACAGCGGTAAATCGTAAGTTTGTATTGAAGATTGATCGATCTAAGATGAAGTTTGAGGATGTTCAATTAGAAGATCAAGAGTTGATTGATGCCAATCAAACACAAACCTCCTCTGGTAACGGGTTTGATCAGAAGTCCTTCGAGAAGAACTTTGACAAGACTAAGTTTGAGAATTGGAATATATGAGCGGATTCATTGACAAAAAGTATATTAACTTAGTATCTGCTCAGTTAGAAAAGTTTGCATGGAAGAAGGATAATCTAGCCAACTGTCGTTGTCCAATTTGTGGAGACTCACAAAAGAACAAGACAAAGGCTAGAGGTTACTTCTACCAAAAGGGTAATGACTATTTTTACAAGTGTCACAATTGTGGTGCTGGACATTCTTTGTATAGATTTTTAGAATCCGTTTCCCCTACATTAACGAAAGAGTATTCCTTCGAACGTTGGAAAAACGGCGAAAATGGAAAGTCTAATTACGTTAAGCCAAAGGAAACAGAGTTGTTAAGTATTTTTAAGAAACCAGAATTTAAACCCACTCATGATTTACTTAAACCTTTAACTTCTGTCAAGGATCTTCCTGACAATCATGTCTGTAAACAATTCGTGGAGATGCGCCGAATCCCAAAAAAGTTTTATGATATTCTTTATTACACAGAGGATTTCGGTTCGTACATGAAGTTGGTTGATCCTGAAGTTTCAACTATGATTTCTCATCCTCGTCTAATTATTCCTTTTTTTAATAAAAAGGATGAGGTTGTCGCGGTTCAAGGTCGTTCTCTTTCGATGAAAGACGAATACAAGGCAAGAACTACCGCTCGATATGTCACGGTGAAGTCCGACAAATCTATTGAACGATTGTGGTATGGTATGTGGCGAGCGAATCCTAAGAAGCGTGTGTATGTTGTAGAGGGTCCTTTGGATAGTCTCTTTGTCGATAATACGGTTGCAATGGTTGGCGCTGCTTCTCTTGAACATGAACCCGCGCGTTTTGCAAATAGTGACATGGTTTATGTTTTGGACAATGAACCAAGAAACCCACAGATAGTTAAGTTTAACGAAAACTTAATTGAACAGGGTAAAACAGTTTGCATTTGGCCAAACGGAATCAAGGACAAAGATATTAATGATATGATTTATCATATGAAACCAAAGCAGATTAAAAAGATTATGGATGATAACGCTGTTTCTGGATTAGAGGCAAAGATGCGTTTGAACCGATGGAGGAAAGTATAAATAATTTCTATTGGAGGAAGAGATGTCTAAAGCAGTTTTCATTTCCGATCTTCACTTGGCATCCAAAAAGTCAAAGGGGGATTGCATACATGAATTTCTCAAAGATTTGAAAACTGAAGATCTCTACATGGTTGGTGATGTCATCGACATTTGGAGATTTCAACAAGCATTTTCGATGGGACCGATTAAACAACAGGAGACAGTCAAGTGTTTTGATCGCCTTCTGAGACTCTCCAAAAAAACAAACGTACACTACATTTGGGGAAACCATGACGAATTCATGTCAAGATTTGCTGATTCTTCTGGGTTTGGTAACATCACACTGGCGGAGCGTAAAGACTACATTTCAAGCGATGGTAAGAGATATCTCGTCCTTCATGGTCATCAGTTCGATCTTCTTGCAAAATATGCCTGGTCGCCTTGGTTGGGTAAAGTAGGTGATATCGGTTACGATATTATGATCGAAATTAACGAATGGTATAACTGGTTTCGACGGAAGATTGGTTTAAGGTATTGGTCGTTGTCCAAGTATATCAAAGTCAAGTTCAAGACAGCAGTGGTGTTCATGGATCGTTTTGAAAAGATTACAACCGATTATGCAAAGAAAAATGGTTACGACGGAGTGATTTGTGGTCACATTCATGATCCTCAAGATAAGACTGTAAATGATGTTCATTATCTCAACTGTGGATGCTGGACAGACGAAGAAAACCTCACTTACATCGTAGATGACGAGAATGGAATTAGACTAGAATATGCAAAAAAGAATACTCATAGTAAGTGACGCATGGAAACCACAAGTCAACGGTGTCGTAACGACCCTTACAAATGTCTCTGAAAAACTGAGAGAGATGGGACATGATGTTCGCGTTGTCTCTCCAGAGGATTGCTCCTTTCGGTTTCGTGTGCCGTTTTACCCAGAGATTCGTCTTGGGTGGCCTAAGAAACGAGTCATGGAAAATCTACTCCACGACTTTCAACCAAACCATATTCACATCTCAACACCAGAGGGTCCGTTGGGTCGGTGCTGGAGGAAGTTGTGCAAAAAATATAGACTAAACTACACAACGGCATACCACACCAAGTTTCCAGAGTTTGTAAAGTCAATAACGAAGGTGATTCCAGTCTTTTTCGGACATATGTTCATGAGGTATGTGAATAAGCATTCCTCTTGCATTATGGTTCCGACTGGAAGTATGATTGATGAACTCAAAGAAAGAGGATATGAAAATGTGAAACTTTGGGGTAGGGGGTATGACGAAGAAATCTTCGGTCCAGTAAAAAGAGTCCCACAACAAAATGATCCACCCAGACTTCTTTGTGTTTCTCGAATTTCTGCTGAGAAGAATCTCGAAGATTTCTTTGAACTAGATGTGCGGGGCGACAAGATCATGGTGGGTGATGGACCTGAACGAAAGAAGTATGAAAAAAGATATCCCGATGTTACCTTCGTTGGATTTAAGAAGGGGATGGAATTGGCGAGTTACTACCAAAATGCGGATGTCTTTGTTTTTCCATCGAAGAAAGACACTTTTGGTGTTGTCATGATCGAGTCTCTTGCCTGTGGAACTCCAATCGCTGGATACGATGTGACAGGTCCGAAGGACATTGTAATCAATGGTTACAACGGATTTATTGGAAACGATCTAAAAACGAATGTCATAAAGTGTCTTGACATAGATCGTGATATGGTGTATCGTTCTAGCTCCAGTTATTCTTGGACGGGTTCAGCAAATCAATTTTTAAATAATTTAGTAGGAATAATTTGATGCAAAAAAAAGTTTTGGATAAAGGTTTTGTTGACTACATTGATCACATGGGATCTGATGTTACCGTGTGTAACGCAGCGAGAGTTTCCTTTTCTAAGGATACTGATTGGGAGATTGATGAAAAAGCGGTCGCTCGTCTTGAACAGTCTGGATCATCTTATCATAAAGAGGATGTTCGTAAGTTAGGTGAACGAGATCAAAAACTTATTCAGTATCTTGCAAAGCACCAACACTGGACACCGTTCGCGCACCCGCAGATCACTCTTCGGATCAAGGCACCAGTTTCGATTCGAACGCAGTTTTTCAAGCACAAGCAAGGATTCGTGGAAAATGAAATCAGTCGTCGCTATGTTTCCTTTGAGCCGGACTTTTATTATCCAGAGTGGAGAGGAAAGCCCGTTAACGGAGCAAAGCAGGGTAGCGAACACTTCATCAAAATTCACAAGGACATGGAAAAACAATACAACAGTTCTGTTCGTGTCGCTCTTTACACCTATGAGCAACTTCTAGAGGAGGGTGTTGCACCCGAACAAGCACGTTTCATTCTCCCACAGGCGATGTACACGGAGTGGTACTGGACAGGATCTCTTGCTGCATTCGCTAGGTTCTACTCCCAAAGAATCGAAGAACACGCTCAGTGGGAAATTCGTGAATATGCAAAAGCGATCGGTGAAATAATTTCACCATATTTTAAAGAATCTTGGAAAGCACTGACTCAGTGCCATTGACTATATAAAGCACCAACAAATTTAGTAGGAGTAGAAGAATATGGAATTACCGTCTTTATATCAATCTTTTATACATCTTTCGCGTTACTCTCGTTGGTTGGACGATAAGGGGCGTAGAGAAACGTGGAGTGAAACAGTTGCACGGTATTTCGATTTCTTCGAAACGCATCTAAAGGAGGAATGCAATTACGAGGTTCCTACAGAACTTCGCACAGAGTTGGAGTCTGCGGTTCTTAATCTTGAAATTATGCCGTCTATGCGCGCACTGATGACCGCAGGGGAAGCATTAAGGAGAGACAACGTTGCAGGGTACAACTGCTCCTATGTCAGTGCAAACAAACCTAAGTCGTTTGATGAGATTCTGTACATCCTCATGTGCGGAACAGGAGTCGGCTTTAGTGTCGAACGAGAATTCATCAAAACCCTGCCGACCATAGCAGAGGAGTTCGAAGACAGTGATACAACGATTATTGTCCAAGATTCAAAGATGGGTTGGGCGAAAGCCTATAGAGAACTGTTTAGCCTTCTCATTGGAGGTCAAGTTCCAAAATGGGACACGAGCAAAGTTCGTCCTGCCGGCGCACGCCTTAAGACTTTTGGAGGAAGAGCATCCGGACCCGAGCCGCTCGAAGACCTCTTCCGCTTCACAGTTGACACTTTCCGAAAAGCAGCGGGTAGAAAACTTACTTCTATCGAATGTCACGATATCATCTGCAAAATTGCGGAGATTGTCGTTGTCGGGGGTGTTCGAAGATCGGCACTGATCTCTCTTTCCTCGCTCACGGATGAGCGTATGAGAGATGCAAAGAGTGGTGCTTGGTGGGAAGCAGATCCCCAGCGAGCACTTGCAAATAACTCTGTCGCTTACAAAGAGAAGCCAGAGCCAGGTATCTTCATGGAAGAATGGCTTTCTCTTTACAAGTCAAAGAGTGGTGAGCGTGGTATCTTTAACCGAGATGCTGCACAGAAGCAAATTGAAAAGGCGAATGACTTTAGAAAGCAACTGAACCCAGAGTATCGTATGCGTGAATCTGAGTTTGATTTTGGAACTAATCCATGCTCAGAAATTATTCTTCGAGATAAAGAATTTTGTAACCTAACTGAAGTTGTTGTTCGTTCTGATGACACCGAGGAGTCTCTACGGAGGAAGGTGCGTCTTGCCACCATTCTTGGCACTTGGCAGTCAACTCTTATCAACTTCAAGTATCTTTCGGGAGACTGGAAGAAGAACTGCGAAGATGAGAGACTACTTGGTGTTTCCATGACTGGTATCATGGATTCAAAGGTAACACGAGAACTTAAAGGTTTGGATCTAAAATTAAGAACGTTCAAGTCTATTGCGATTGAAACCAATAAGGAACACGCCGATATTCTCGGTATTCCGCAGAGTGCAGCAATCACTTGTGTGAAGCCTTCTGGAACAGTCTCTCAGTTAACCGATGCTGCTTCCGGTATTCACGCTCGTCATAGTCAGTTCTATGTCCGCACCGTTCGTGCTGACAACAAGGATCCTCTGTGCGAATTTATGAAGAGATGCGGTTTCCCACATGAAGCCGATGTCATGAAGCCAGAACATGTTACCGTGTTCTCATTCCCCGTGAAGTCACCAAAGGGATGTGTTACTCGTAATGACATGACTGCTATTGAGCAGTTAGAACTTTGGCTTACATACCAACGCTATTGGTGCGAACATAAGCCTTCTGTAACAATCACTGTTCGTGAGGAGGAGTGGCCATTGGTGGGTGGATGGGTATATGATCACTTTGATGAGATTTCTGGTATTTCATTCCTTCCGCACAGTGATCACTCTTATCGACAAGCACCTTATCAGGAGTGCGGAGAAGCAGAGTATAAAGAATTACTTAAGTCTCTACCAACGGATGTTGACTGGACCGGACTTGGTGATTACGAAAAAGAGGACAATACGTCAGGAACTCAGACATTCGCCTGCTCTGGTGACTCATGTGAAGTAGTCGATTTAACGAAATGATCATTGAAATTAGAAAATGTTGAAATTTATATATACGGTACACTTAAATTTAAATTTTTGAGTGGATCACTATCCTGCACACAAAGGTGTCTAGCGACACCTTTGTGTTTTTCATAAATAATTGTATGAGTGAAGTAGAATTTATCGCTGGAATAGACTACAGCTTATGCGGACCTGCAATTTGCATAAGCGATATGAGTCAAACTTTTGACTTTTATTCTTGTCAATTTTTCTTTTTGACACAAATAAAAAAGTACGCAAAGAAGATAAAATCCAATATTCAAGGTGAGACTTTTTCTGAGTATAATCAAGATATTGAGAGATACGAGACAATAGCAGATTGGGCAGCAGATAAAGTTATAGGCTGTACCCATATTGGTTTAGAAGGTTACGCTTATAATGCCACTGGCAAAGTGTTTCATATTGCGGAAAACACAGGCGTCCTTAAGTATAAATTGTACCAGATGTCTACCCCGGTTGATGTTATTCCTCCGAGCGAAATCAAGAAATTTGCAACCGGAAAGGGAAATGCAAATAAAGAAAAAATGTACGAAACATTCTTTGCAGAAACTGGAGTTCCCCTTGCTTCTTTTTTGGGAACAAAGGGAGATAAGATAAAAAGCCCACTATCTGATATAGTAGACTCATATTATATTTGTAAATTTTTAAGATATGAAATTATTATTTAATTGTAGGTTTGTTTTTTCGAACAGAAAACCACCAAATACCTACGATTAAACTTGTGACGATTAACGCTAACATTGATAATTTAAATAAATCAATCTTAACTATCGCCGATTCTGTGTTTATTAGTTTTTGTTGTTGTACCGGATCAATTGGATGATCAAAATCCTGAATTTTTAATCCGCCCGTGCATGATGTTAAAAAAATGCATAATGGTATTAAATATCTCATCGTCTTGCAACCGCACTTCCGAAGTAAAATCCTACTATGCTTAGTAGTATTTGACGGTTTTCTTCGGTGAAAAGATATCCATACACTGTATGGAAAGATACGTTTTCTCCTCCACCAAATAACCCCAAAAATGAAGGACTGGTTGATTTTATTTCAACAACTGTTGGTATGCCGAAAAATGGAAGAACAAATGGGGCAACTATGGTGCCGAATAGTATGCAAAGCACAATCGCTCTTCTGACAATTTTACCTGCTTCTACCCCTACTCGTTGAACCGCTTTATCTTGATTTTCGGTTTCTACTTCATTCCTCTTTATGAGCATCTCGAATTGTTGTCTTCGAGCTTCTCTTTGCTCTGCCATATTTTTAAATATAAATCCGGTTAAAGATCCGCCTATCAGAGATAAAAATTCGGTTGTTAAAAAAGACTCTAACATATTAGTCTCCTTTTCTTCTACTATTCAACCTTTTTAAAATATCATGAAATCTTTTTCTTGATTTTTCTCTCGGATCTTTTCTTCGCATTATTTGAGGTATGCCTTTACCGAATCCCTCGTACCCAAGCAATGAATCGAACCCGGCGATTTTACTGGATCTGGAGACTGGATCTGAACTTAAGTTCATGTTGTCTGCGCCAAATGCACCTGCGCCCATCGAATTTGCTGGTGCATCTTCGAACATGAAATCTATTTCTTCTTCTTCTAAGTTTATACCATTTTCAGTAAAAAACGTTTTTATTCCCTCGAATAGCACGCGGGAATCGCCTCCGGACTTATCCACGTCTTCGCCAAATAATTTTATAGCGGCAACAACTGATTGTAGTTGTGCTTTTGTTTTGGGATCTGGTACTTTATCAAAGACCTTTTTGACGTTTATTATCATTTGATAATATGGGGAATATGCTTCTTTTTCTTGAGGCGTTGTCGGTTCTTTTTTCTTGTTTCCCCTTGCATCTATGATGCCTAATCTATACGCTGGTAATTGCGAAAAGGGAGTTGTCACATCTTTTATAAATTTGTACATCGTAAATGAGGTCACATAGGCTCCTAAATTATTCATTTTATGACCTCCAGTTTTTTTAAGATTCTACTATCCAAACTGACGTAATTTAGGTTAACTTCCGGTATGGAATTTGGAAGGTATTTTAGATAAAAAAGAAATGTTTTCAGATAGGAATGGTGATTAGGATCTACGTTAAAAAATAACATTCTAGTGCAAAATTCAGTTCCAAATAAATTGTTTAAAACTATTATGTGATTAAGTATTAAACGTTCTCTTAGTTCCCCTGATTTCTCGTACTTACTGAACAATCTTTTTATGTATTTAATACGATTTAAATCCTCTTGAAATTCATCCATGCTTTGACATGCAGGATTTTCATAGGTTTTTATCGCCATCATAAAGAAGTTTTGTTCAGTAAGTTTTATTGTCATTTTTCATATGATGTAAATGATTCGAGAGTGTCTTTTTCTTTCTTCTCTGATTTGCCTGGATGAAGTTCTTTTGAGTCTTTCTTTTCGTCGTTTTCTACATCAAAGGATGTTGTCTCTACAATTTTTGCATCAACTTTATAGAGACCGTTTGGGACATCAATCATGTTGATATTTAATGCGTAAGACTTTCCTTCTTCAAATCCATCAGTAACTTCGAATTCATTGTGAGGTGTTGTTGGAGATTTTCCGAAAGTTCCACCGAACTTATAAAGTCTGTATGATGTGCTTCCATCCTCTAGGTTTTCTGCCATATCAATCTTAAAGTCAAGTCCTGCGATGTTCAACTTTGCTCTAAGCATTCCAAGAGCAGCTCTTGGATCAAGAAATTCTTTTTGTGTGAATGCGTTTACGAATGCGTTCAATCTCTTGAGTTGCGCGGGACTTTCTGTTCTGTATATCCCGGCATCACTGTGCGCAGATCGACCGTAACTGTCGCTGGGATCTCCGTTTCCGAAGCCACCACCGAATCCGTACTCGCTCTCATTAATTTTTTGCAATAGTTCGTTGTAAGTTTTCATTGTAGTCTCCTACCTCTATTTAGCCTTTCTTCCATCCGCCGCCCTTGGACTTGTACCATTTGGCAGCCCATCCATTGGCATATGCGCTTGGATAAACATCGAATTTTTGTTTTGCTAGTGATTTTGCTCTCGACCAGAGGGAAGGATTTGTTGGAACGTTTTTCTCTTCTAATTCCTGTCCATCTGGTTCGAAGTGACTCTTGAGAGTGGCACCATTTGTCTTTGGGTTGTACTTATACTCTGATGGTTTTCTCCCGGATCTCTTTGCAGCGCGATCCTTTGCTCTGCCTGCAGCACCCATTGACTGTCTCTTTTCACCGTGCTTGGTGAGTTCCCTGGTTCCAGGTTTAAATGATCCGGATTTTTGGAGTTGTGCTGTTGCAGTTGCATGTGCCCTGTCCTTGGACATGCCTCTGGCAAGAAGTTGGGAAACTAGACGATCGTAAAGTTTTCCTTCTTTTATATCTTCACCCTCACCACTTTCCATGTAATCAGAGGCTGTATCAATATAATCTGCTGCCTTAGTGATTTTGGACTGAACCCATGCTTCTAATTGTCCCTCTCCCTGGACTTTTTTCATTAACTTTTCCACTGCCTTTTTAATCGTGGAAAGTTGTGATCTTGCCATAGAGTGCTCGTGATCCTTTTCGGATTTTTCTGAAATCTCTTCGCCATGATCGGGTGTGAAATTATCTTCAACCTTTGCACCGGCTCTCCATTGTCTGCACGACCAGTATCTTGCTTTTGTTTTAGGACCTGGGTTATCACAGTTGTGTCTTGCACGGAAGTTCGATCTTCTTTCGGGATCGTCTCTTTTAATTTCCATATTTGGATCACCAAAGCGAACTGTTTTAACATTGCCGGTTGATGGATCCTTAACCTTAACCATAAATTTTTTGGGGCCCCCAGGAGTTCTTTGAACTTTACCGAGTGGGCCTTCTTTTTCATTTAATTGTTCTTCGTGAACATTGTAGATGTTCTCTTGGGTGGCGTATTCTAGAACTTCGTTTCCGTTATGATCTGAAAGAACGAGTAATTTTAGACCATTTGATATGTCTTCAATTTTTTCAACGGTGTATTTGTATCCGTGGTTTTTAATAATTGTCAATCCCTCTTTTATTTCGGAGAGGGGAAGTTCTACTATCTTTTTCATTACGCTTTCCTCAGTTTTTTTAATCTTGTTTGAAACCATGATGGGAGCACCACCTTTACCCGCCCGGTCGGCTACGGGATCCTGCTCTCTTTTTCTGCGGACAGCAGCTGCTATTTTCTTTTTTCCGCCCTGTGCTCGTAATTTTGCTGCTTTTTCTCGTGAGAGACATTTTGGTTTACCTTCACCCGGACCTCTTGCACATTTACCAATTCTCTCCCCTTTGGTGTTGTAACGATCCCAACCGCCACCACCAACGCCGCCCTTGCCGCCGGTTCCAAACCATTTTCTTAAATCTTCTGATATGGGATCTTTTTCAGTCATTTTGTTCTAACGCTCTTCTTATCCAAAGTAGATCTGTTTTAATTTCTGCGAGATCTGTCATTAGTGTGGCACGAAATGCCTCGCTTGTGTCTAATCTGGAATCTAAAGTTTCTAAATTTCTTTCTATAAATTCTAATTTTGTTTCGTAAGTTGCATCTTTTTGTGCAACAAACCAAACTGTTGATCCAAAGGTGATCGCAAAGCCAAGAATCGCGCTCATAATAGAAATGGTGGCACTAGTCTTCGCCGTAGCAGTCATTATCGTCTCCTTTTAGACACAATATGTTGTTTTTTCTGACCGGGCGTACCCTCTATGTAGGTTTTTAATAATTCATCAGTTCCCTCAAACCCAGCTCCATATTCCTCGCCGATTCGATGCTTGTTATCCGCTCTGTTTTGACTTCTATCCCTCGCCCTTAGATTAGAATCGCCATTATTAAGTGCATTTCCATCTTTATGATCCACATCTTGGTGGGGTTTTACTTTACCACTTTTGACCATTCTTCTTCTAGCCAAAACTCTATTTGATCTCTTTTTTCTTTGCTCTGGTTTTCCATGAAACGTCTCGTATTCGTGCTTATAGTCTCGCTTTGATGGATCATCCTGTTCAAACACCAAGTTAAAAGACTCGTTAACCCCATCTTCTTCCTCCGTGTAGAAGGTGTCTTCGAAGTCGGGTTTCTCTGGTAAAACCGGTACTTTCTTCTTTTTCCCGTTGATTGTTATGATATTCATTCTGCCCTCTTCGGGTGCGTCTTCAATAATATTACCACTGACAGATATATCCAGTCCTCTTGAGATTTCCCTTAAAATCTGCTCTGGGTTCTTGCCGTAAAAGTCACCAAGAAGTTCTGGTGTGTAAATGAAAGCGGTGTCTCCGTTCATTTTGACTTTTGGTTTGTTTGCCTCTGCGAGTTCGATATTTTTCCCTTTGAGTTCGAACCTGAAAGTCGGTTGGGTTATTTTTCCCCTGCTCTTGGATCGGATTCCGACGTAAGTTTTTGGCATCACGCTTGTGATATAATCCCCATCTGACTCGCCTATTTCCTCGAACCCTGCTGGACTGAGAAGATGTGTTGCCGCTGCCTCTGGATTGTCCTCGAATGCTCTTCTCCCAGTGAGTGCTTCGTGAACCAATTCTCTCTTAAACTCTTCACTTTCTGATAAAAACTTAACAAACTCGTCCTGAATGTTCTTTGTCACAGTTCCAGAATAGTTTTGCCAATTGTACTTGTCCTTAAGGTTTCCGTTCTTATCAAACATCTCTTCAAACCAAGGTTTTCCGCCGTGTCTATCCTTTGCCTCTTCAATATGCTTTGGATCTAACATCTTGTTTGGAAGTGATCTTAGAGATTTAGCAACATTTTTTGCAGCATTCTGCATAACTTCCTGATCTTGAGCGCCGACGATCGCAGAGAGGTTCTCAAGCGTTTTGGCGGTTGTCTGTGCGCTTTCACTTGACAGTTGAATGTTACCATTCATTTTAAGAGATATTTTATTGTCCCCGCATATCAAATCTGTTTTTGGTTCCGGTCTTCCAGAAATCCCCACCTCGTCGGAGTGCTTGAGTTGTCCTTTGCACTCGTCTGGTATGTGCTTTACTGCGGTTTTGGCCATGTCAAAAACATCTTTTCTAAAAGCAGTTAGATTTTGACCTGCCATATCGTTTCTTTTTGATAATTGCTCGTCTGTTGCGCCCGCAGCCTTAGCGGCAAGATAAGTGACAGCCCACTCAAACTGGACGCCTCTACCCTGAGTGATTTCCTTCGACGGACCTGGGTATTGAATTGTGTCTATGTTCTGTGCGGGGCCTGCCGGTGTAAACGGATCCAGAGCATCATATTCTGCTTGGGCTTGGGCTTGAGCTTCTGCGTCTGCATCTTGTTGCATCTGTTCCGTATCAGAATCAGAGGGCATTTTTTCTTCCGTTTCTTTCTTTCTTTTTTCTGCCTCTTTTTCTGTGTCTCTCTGTGATTCGACATCTTTCATCATATCAGAAAGATCACCAAAAACTTCCATTGAAGTTGGAGTTTGCTTAAATTTTTGTTGTCTAATCGCACCCTCAACGTCAGTCATCGTTGGTTTTGGTTTATCTGGACCGCCCTTAAGAACAGTGTCATCATTGGGGTCAGGTCGAACTACCACCTCTATTTCGCCGCCCTTTCTTTTTTGAATGAGATACAGATCGGGAGGTAAATATTTGGCTGCTTCGTTTAATAATTCCGGATTGTTCATAAATTCCTCAAATTCCTCGTAATTGAACCAATCTAAAGATTCCATGTGAGATGACAGAGTGGAGTGCATTTTCTTTGCATCGGAATGGGAAACATGCTTTGGAAGCATTGTCTTGAATGATGTGAGTCCCGCCTTTGCTCTTTTTCTTGTTTCTGTCCCGGATGCTCTTTCTACGGGATCATGGGAGTCTGGATCTCTGTGACCAGCGGAAACAATAGAAACAGATTTTAGTCCGGAGTGTTTCTTCAGGGCGTCTGCTTTTTTATTCATCTCTGCGTGCCGATCTGATCCTACGATCAAAGTTGCGTGTTGATATCCACTTTTTGCAGCGTGCTCTGCCGCATGAAACATGCTTTTAACTTCTGGATGAGAAACTACGTTATGTCCTTTAAGAACTTTTTTTGCAAACCCTTGCTTCACGTCCGGCGGCAATGGATTTTTTTTGCCATCATGAGTTTGACTCAAATAGATTGCGTGATCACCCCCGACTTTTTTGGCATGAGATCTTACCGCGTCTGCTAGTTTTAGATGTCCCGCGTGTGGGGGGTTCATTCTACCGAATGCGAATACAAGGTGTTTATTTGCCATTATACGGTTCTCCACCGTATTTATATAAAAAAACGAGAGGAGTTCTAGAACTCCTCTCTGGACCCCACTTTATGTTGTGCTGGATCACCTCCTGACTTTGGTATCCTTCCGGGCCCAAAGTTATATATTATTTCTTTGTGATGAACTTGAATTTTTTGTGTTGTTTTCTTTTTCCCGAAATTACTTCATATAAAGCAGATTTTGTAAGATTGTGTTCCCTACAAAACTCCATAACATTAGATACTTCAAAAATTTCGCCCTCTCGCTCAAAAATCATAATTCTTTTTTCTGGTTCTTTTTCGAGTTCTTCCCATTTAAAATATCGACCTATTTTATTAAAT